CATGGCGTGTGGTTAACATTGTAAACATAGTATAACCATGTGTGCACACGCACACGCACACGCACACGCACACGCACACGCACACGCACACGCACACGCACACGCACACGCACACGCACACGCACACGCACACGCACACGCACACGCACACGCACGAGGGCATAGGGGGGGTCTATGCGAAACTGTAAACTTGTTTTATGCCAAGCTCAACCTAGCCGAACGTCATTCGAAAGCAGACAAAGTATCACTTAGTTAAACTTAGCTCAATAAGTTACACCGCCATACCAGCAAACTAAAGCAGACAAGGTGCGCAAAAAACACCCCCGCCTCCGCTCAAAGCAGACCTCGAAAAAATTTACAAACATATTTTTCTGGGTGATATAATGGTGGTTACATTAACCAATTTAAAGGACAACCATGAAAGCTAAGTCAATCGTTAAGGCCGTTGAAAAACATGAGCGCTCAGAAATTAAAGGTGAGAAGAAGGAGATCAAAGCAGATAAGAAGATGGTAGCCACCGTAAAAAAGATGGCCAAAAAAATAAAGAAATAAAAAATAAGAGACTTCACAGTCTCTTATTTTACATTGAGTAAGGATTACCAGATCTCCTCGAAGAGGTTTGCCTGGATTCCTTGTCTAACATATCTGGCGACAGAGGTCTACGCCCTGGGTACTCACAAACAAACCCGCTATCGATGAGGTAGATGAGGGCTTGGGACAAGGAATCAACGTAATCATCGTGTTCAACACTAGGAAACTGAACGACCTGGTCGATTGCTTCTTCAACCCACGGAGCATACCTAGATTTGCTGCCAGGGAAGCTTCCCATGACGTAGAACCTACCTTGTTGGATAACAGAGGCGCCTTTGCTTATCCTAGCAAACTTATCATCACGACCGGGGTTGTATCCTCTAGTGGTTATGCCCATTCGATTCAAATCCTGCGTGATACTCATACCGCTTCCTTTTTGTTCTATCAAAAGCATGTTACATTGTATCTCGTTGCCAGCATAGGACTCCTCCCATACATCAAGCATCCTATCCTTTAAGTCTGGATAAGCTAAATGAGCTTGCCAGACATCGAGGACTATAACGCAGTAATCATGCATCTCAGTATTCCAAAAAACACCAAGTACCCAGACAGCGCTGGGGTCTCCACTGGTACGCTCAGTAAAAGCTGGGTCTAACGAAGCTAACACAAATGCACAGTCCGGGACTTGCTTATGGGGGTCCCATGTTTTGATGTCCTCCTCGCGAACTGGGCGAGTGCCACCCAAATCCACAAGTTCACCAGATAACTCTTGCAAACCAAGTGGAGTGCCCTCAAAACGTTGTTTAACGTTTTCAATGAATGACGCACCAAGATTGGCAGCGTTATCAAACGTGCTCCCACGACTGACCATGATTCTTGGATTATGCTTAGCTTCTTCTAGCTTATCTCTTAGCCACTTGAAATTCTTAGGGGTGGTTGTTACCGCGATACGGTTACCACCGGCGACTGGTAGCCGAGTTGACAAGAGAACCTGATCGATAGCCTCAACGTTATTTTGTTCAATCTGTGGCCACGCAGCTAGTTCGTCTAGCCAAGCTAAGTCAAAATTTGGGCCTCTCAAACGGCTTGGTGATTCCGCTGTGTACATGCGGACTTGGCAGCCATTATTAAAAACAAGCCAATTGTGCCCCTTCTGCCACTCCATACCTAAAAACTTTGGACAATTAGCAATAAACCCTGATGGCCCACAAATGATTGTGCCCTCGAGGTCACTTGCGGTTGCCGCAACTACGCATATTCGCAAAGGTTTAGTTGCATTCATTATTTCCCAGAGCACCCAGTGAACCCCCGCCGAAGTATTGTGCGTGGGGATTAATGCCTCCCCAGCGAGGTACATGGAATTAGGGCTATCGACAGTAATACATCGCATCATCTTCAATTCAATCCGTTCGACCTTAGTTATCATTCGGTGGTGGTTCCGCATATCTTGCGCTTGACGTAATTTAATTCGATCTCGTTTTCTGGGGAGAGAAAAGACATGAATAGTTGGCTTAAATGTAACCCGGTATTTTGGTCCACAATCTTTTCCGTACAAAGTAGCTCTTCCACTGGCTAGGATAGGTTTTTGTCCCAGGCTCCGAGCTAACTGCATAACACCATTAGCTAGTTCAATTCTTGTGGAACTAAATTCGGCACCGCTCCCATTTTTTTCAGCGTATCCGTCTGAATCCATTAACCCCCTAAGTAATGCAAGGCGAGATTCAGCATCAGCCGTTATATATACATCCGGGATATGCTTGTTTTTGATTAGATTCAGGTCTTTAAGTCTTGAAGTCATAGAATCGTTAGGTAACATCCGGCCTGTAATTTTACATCTCATTGATGCTTTGCTGCCAATGCAATAGCGTCCACAAGCGTCTTGATTAATCGATGAATGGCGAGTAACTTTATACCCTCGTTGTTTAATCTCATTTACAATAAATTCATCAGGTGAGGTTATGACAGCGCCTGAGTTATCACCATCACCTAGCCAGATTCCCAAAACATAAGGGTCAATAGGCAATTCAGCTTTAGGATAAATCAAAGGCTTAGTCAATGGGATGCAATGGCTGCGATCTCCACGGGCTGAATACGTTTGCGTTGCAAATATATGATCAGTGTTTACACTATTTTTATTGGCCCAATCTATATCCGGTAAGTGCCCACCCTCACGGTTAATCTTTTTTCTCTCCAGGTGATCAAGAGTAACCCATAAATGCTCACCACCGGCATCCAAGTAAGTCCCGTCTGAAAAGTTAACTCGGTAGGCTCTTTCGGGTAATGCAAAATCGTGAGCGATTAATACATTACATAAATTACCTTGCTCATCGAACACTCTATCCCCAGCCACAAGTTCACCATTTTTTTTCCAACCTTTCTCAGTTAAAATAGGTGTGTTAATATCCAGCATCTTTCCCCACCCCCTCCCTGCAATAGCCAACCAAAAAAACCAACTGTCATTTGGTCGATCAAGGTAAGGAGTCTGGGCCTCCCTACCCCATATATTCCAATAGTCAGCATTTACAACGTCTATCTCCGATTGTGACAACGACGGGATTACCTCTACCAACCGCTGCTTATCTTCTTGGGTCCATCGTCCAGTATATTCAATCATATTTTGCTCCTAAAGAAGTAATTATACCATAACCCCGTCCATTAAAAAAGTATTTATCTCCCCGAAATATTTGCACAACAAGTGGGAATTTTGTTATAACACTTATCTGGTAAGTGATGAACGCCTCCTCTTAATATAGACAGCGCCAATAGTCCTGAGTACGAAATCATCATCACTAACCGCCAACGCTGATAATGTCCCTGAGTTTTCAGGAACAAATTGCATTATGCACACAAAACGCTGAAGAGAGTGTTGTTAAATTAATTGATAAGTATAGGAGTGAGTTAGAAGAACATGGAGCGGTCGGATTTCAAATCCGAGTGCTAAAAGCAGGGAAGGGTTCAAAGAAAAGTTGACTACTTACAAAATAAGATTAGTCGCCAAGTTACTAAGTTAAACAAAGCCCCACTGCGGGGCTTTTCTCTATGGTATAATTTAAGATATATCAAATTCATAACCAAGGACCCACCATGAGTAAAGACCAAACAAAGAAGCTCCTAGATTCCATAACCCCCAAGCCGCCTGAGGTTGAATTGAAAGTTACCAAGTCAGACGATCCATACATCTCTTATCAGGATCAACTTGAGATGGACCTTCATGCAGATGTAGCATCGGGTATTAATCTTATAATGACTCCAGTCCCACAGGATGACAAAGAGTTAACCGAGTCCCAGATGGAAACCGAGTTAATGAAGATAAGCGCGATCCATCATATTTGCGCACGGTTAAAGAGACGTGGTTACAGCCACACCAGAATTTCTCAGTATCTTCTCCAAAAATTTGGGATGAATGTTTCGCCAATTAAAGTTAAGAATATGATTGAGAGATTACTTTATTTGCATCTCCAATTAATGTCCAAGAACGTGGCGGTGCTGCGTAAAGAAATTGATGAACAGATTGACGACGTTATACTTGGTTTAAATCAGCACACTCAACTGAGAGAAGACGGAGTGATATCTCCAGGAACGGCGATGGCGGTTTTACAATCGTTGGATCGCAAAGTTAAACTGTGGGGAATTGGCGCGCCAGAGAAGGTAGAGCTGTCAATAGCTGAGGAGATCAAGCAAGCACAGAAAGATTTGTACACAAGGTTAAAGGGGCAAACAAATGTCTAATCCAGTAGGTGGCTCATTTAGCCCAATGGACTCTGAACATAGTCAGATTATAGAACGGCAGGTTGCTGTGCGTGGTATCAAAGATCCTGCGGTTAAAGACGCGGCGATACGCGTGTTACAGGAGCATCCAAATTTGGATCCTAAGTTATACATGAACCAAATCCACGCGGAGTCCAGGTTCAACCAAGCGGCCGTATCCCCCGTTGGTGCACTGGGTGTAGGTCAGATTATGCCGTCAACGGCACAGCGTTATGGCGCTGATCTAGCCCAGATTAAAAACGATCCATACGAAAACTTGTCTTTATCTGCTAAAATAATGGAAGATAATTTAAAGGCAACCGGTGGGAACTATGCTGCAGCGTTGGCTTATTATAATGGCGGGCAACGTGGGCGCAGAGCTTACGAATCAGGTAACCCAAATCAGGCAGCGCCTGAGACACAACGGTACGTAGCTCAGATATTAGGTGATGGGGTCACTAGTACACCAGCTCAATATGACGCAGGTAATATGACAAAAAACCCGGCAAACTACTCTAACTTATCTAATAGTTCACCGACAGGCGCGGTTGGTCCAATGTCTCAAGCTCAGGCCAGAGATTTTGCCCGGTCTCTAATGGAGATTGAGCCGTCGGCTGCCAATGTAATTAATGATGAAGAATACCAAGTTGGTAAAAGATTAAAAGGAAATATCTAATGGCGCCAATGGCATCCTACGAAGACATGATTAGTCCACAACTGGAGAATCGTGAGAATTTTATTGTTGACAACTCACACGATTTTGAGCACCCGCAAGATGATGCCGAAATGGATCTCTCAGGATTTTTTGATAATATTGTCACGGACATTGACATTGAAGAATTGGACATCATGTCCAGAGACATCATGGACCAAGTCAACGATGATAGACATAGTAGACAGGCTAAAGATGAACGCTATGCTCAGGCATTGAAGCGCTTAGGGTTCAGCAGCCAAGATATTATCGGCGGGGCGGAGTTTGACGGAGCCAGCGAAGTGGTCCATAATGGTTTGGCAGTGGCGTGTATCGAGTTCTCTTCGAGGGCATCTAAAGAATTGATTACCGCAAACGGGTGTGTCAAGTCCAAGATTGTTGGCGAAGCGACTCAAGAGAAGATTGATATTGCTGAACGCAAGCGTAACTTCTTAAACTTCTTGCTTACGGAGAAGTTGCCTTACCGCACGCAAATGGAAGCGATGTTATCTCAGTTGCCGTTGGCGGGGTCTCAGTTCATGAAAGTGTGGTGGGACAATGATTACAACGAGGCGAAGATAGCCTTTATCCCGATTGACTTCCTTTATATTCCTGCTTATTGTGATGACTTCTACACAGCCAATCGCATCACACAACGCATTGAAATGAATGTGTTTCAGTTCCAGAAGAATCTTCGTGACGGTCTTTATAGTAAACACCATTACACTCATTCCAAATTAATGAATAGTGAAGATGGTGAAGGCAGCGCGGATAATAAAACCTTGGGGTACTACGGTAAATCAGAGCGGTACGCTGGAGATGACTTAGAGTCCATGGTATCAATGGCGCAGTCTGTCGCAGAACGCATTGACGGGTTGAACACTAATACCAATTCGGGTAACGCAACAGCCCAAGAAAACCAACGCCAAGTATTTGAAATTCACTGCGATTATGAAATCCCAGATGATAAGTTAACCGGGGGTGAAGTGGCGCCATACATTATAACCATTGATCTAAAATACGAATCAATATTATCAATCCAACGCAACTGGAACCCAGAGGATGAACTGCGTCGGCGTAAACACAACTTTGTTGAATATAAGTTTTTGCCGTGGCGTGGCGCGTATGGGATTGGTTATGCGGAGTTATTCGATGGAGCATCGGCGGCTCAGACAGGCGCATTGCGCGCTTTAATGGATGCATCATTGTTGGCCAATTTCCCAACGATATTAAAATCTAAGGGCTCGGGTATGGCTGGTCAAACTAACACCCCATCACCAGGTCAGTTAACCGAAGTCGAGACGGGGAACATGCCAGATAGTGATTTGCGTAAAATGATTATGCCGTTAGCCATGGCGACCCCGCAACCGGTCTTAATGAACCTTATGCAGTACTTAGATGGCCAGATGACCAATATGAGTACGACGGTCCAGGATATGTTAAAGAATGCCGGTGACGATGTTTCAGCGACGATGACCTTGGCGATGGTTGAAGAGGGCAGCAAAAAACAAGCGGCGATCATGGGACGGCTTCATGATTCAAATCATAAATTTTTAAAAATATTATCTGACATCCTCAAAGACAACTTAGATGAATCTATGGTGGTTGAGGAGCTTGGAGAGGAGATTATTTATCGTGCAGACTTCGATCGAAACTTTGACATTATTCCTGTATCTGATCCAAATGTGTTTAGTGAATACCAGCGCTTCGCTCAGCTTCAGATGGTTATGCAGATGGCTGGAGCAAACCCACAACTCTACAATTTGCCGGAGGTACATCGTAGAGCCTTGGATCTGATTCATATTGCAGAGCCTGACCGACTATTAAACGCACCACAAGACATGGGTAAACTAAACCCAATTGCTGAGAACATTAACCTAATGAACAACGTGGCAATTATGGCCTTCTCAGACCAAAATCATATGGCGCATATTAAAGCTCACATTGAATTTTTGTGTAACCCAATGCTGGGGTCTAACCCGATGTTTGCTCAACAGATGCAGGCTATGCAGCCACATATTCAACAGCATATTTCATATCTGTACGCTCAGGCGTTTAAAGAAGCTCAATTAAAAAATGGGCAAGATATTGACATCGCTGGCGAAGAAGGCGTGCCTCAAATTGATAAGCAGTTGTCAGAAATGAATGGGGCGGTGCTGGCGAGCGTCACTGAGTTATTAACTCCATTCCAAGAGCCATTACAGCAAGCGATACAGACTATTCAGAAGAATCTACCGCCTCCTCAGCAAGACCCAGCGATCCTCAAAATTCAAGCTGAACAGGAAGAGACCAAACGCAAGGCTGCCAAAGACCAGATGGACAATGAAATTGAGAAATTAAAAATTGCAGAAGACAAGCAGTATGATGGTACAATACTAGAGATTGAGAAGCTAAAAGCTAAAATGAAAGAAGCTGAGTTAAGATTGAAGGCTACGTCAGAAGCGGCTAAAGCTAAAACAGAAGGTGTTAAAACCGTGTTGGCAGCAGCGCAAATGACTAGTAACCTGGAGATCGCTAGAACTAAGCTCCATTCAGAAGAAGCTAAAAATCACCGTGCTCACCACATCGCTCAACAACAAGTGGATGCAGCAAAATCTAAACCTACGTCAGGAGGACATCATGGAAAAAACTAAATCAACAACTGAGTCTAAAGCTGTGAAAAATGGCCCAACTCGACAACGTTATCAATTGGCTCGCGGTGCCAAAACCCAAGCCAAAAACCTAAAAGGGTGTTCAAAAACTACTGGAGATAAATGATGGCAGAGCTTGCACTAATGGCCGCCATCCCCGCCTTAGTGGGCGGAGTTGGTACGGCTGTAATGGGAGGGAACTTAGAGGACACTCTACGTAACACCGCGATAGGCGGCGCACTTGGTGGTGTCACAGGTGGGCTATCTGGTGGGTTAGATGGGTTGTTTGCTAGCGGCGCTGAATCAGCGATACCTAGTGCATTAGAAACCACAGCAGGAGGGAACTTATTCAATGGCGCAGCGATGAGTCAAGGACTAGGTTCAACTAGTGGACTAGAGGCGGCTGGGATGAACGCATTAAACCCATTCGCGTCTGGCGCAGCAAGTGGACTCGGGGCGGCAGCCTCAAGCGCCATATCGCCTGCAGCTGCGTCATCTTTGATGCCGAGCATGGCCATCGGAGTTAATCCAAGTGCAATGGGTATGGCGAAGGCAGCTGGTGGGAACTTATTAGCGGCAAACGCATTAGGTAGTGCTATCCAACCTCAGCAGCAGGCTCCGCAACCTGGTCGCGCTGTGATGCCTAACTTCCAATTACAAAACATGGGTGGGGTAAACTATGCCAGCGGGATGTGAGGTTAAACGCAACGACCTAGTTGATTATTGGTTTGACGAAGTTAAACCTTTACTATCTAAGGCAGCCCAATATGGTGACCTACCAGTTGACATGTTCAAGGCTAAGTTCCTAATTGACGAGTGGATGTGCATAACTACTGAGAGCTGTGTGTTTGTTGGCTACCCATTGCTGTATAAAGGCGAGCGCTCGTTTTGGGTAGTTTTTGAAACTGGAGACAATTACATCAATGAGTTACCGCTATTTATGGACTACATTGCCCAAAAGTTGATGTGTAAACACATGGTTGGGCTGATTAGTTACACGAAGGCTAGACTCTACCGCACGAGGTACCCTCATCTACACAATGGGGCAGTCAAAACCCACCATGAAGTAATTGATTTATATAAATCTAATTATCTAATTGACATTAACCCTGAAAATCATGTAGAATACCTACAGACATATAACATCGAATGCTGGTGGGAGAAGTTCACCCAGCAAACTCGGATAGGCGATTACATCTCTGCGACTGGTACAGAAGTGAATGATCTGAAGCAAATGGTCTATACCAACCAATGGACGGTTCTGAGAATCGGGACAACCTGGGTTGTGGCTAAAATAGCGAAGAACATCCTTAGAAAAGAATTTGTTATCTTATTTGTGTCAGGAGAGTCAGTGCAAGCTGATTTGGCGACATGCTTGAGACAGGTAGAAAGCAAACTCGGTTGCAGATATGTATCCTTTGAATCTCCACCTAAATATGCAAAATGGGTAAACTATTTAGCTAAACGATGGAAAACAAAGATCACTAGTCGGCTGTGTTATTCTTATAAACTTTTTTAATTTCTACGCTAGTAGATGGAGCAAATCAATGGATCATAATTACTTTCCAGAACGCGATGTATCATGGGTCACCCCGTTGGATAATCAAGTTCTAATTCAAGTGGCGTTTACTGAAGTGAGTGCTTTAATGACTTATGACGAAGCTTACGTGAAAGCTGAACAAGTGTCAAACCGAGTTGGGTTGATTAAAAAGCTTGGGGCATCGGCTTATACTGATAAGGCAACCGGCGAACAATGGGCAAATTACGACGTCAAAGTTGGCGATGTAATCCTGTTACCTGAAATGGCAATTGCTACAACCTTCTGGGTTGAGGGCGTGTTATTCTCATTAGTAGCAGACGTCCATGTAAAAGCAATAGTAAACAATCCAGAGCTTGCTCTGTCTTGTCTAAAAAAGAAATATTAGGAGCCAGTAAATGAACAGAGACAACCAAGCTATCGCCGACAACCTTCATAAACTTAATTCTGGTGAATTAACGATTGAAGAATTGTTAAACTCAGGTCAACCTGATAACACCCCCGCTGATCAAAACAACTCAGGCATTCCTTCTTCGGATGATAAAGAATTAACATTGGAAGAGTTATCTGGTGGAGATCCAATGGGTGAGGATGGCGACGATGATGACGCAGATTCTCATGGTCAGAATGAGTTCACTTCGTCAATGGATGAGGCAGGCACACCAACTAAACGTCGGTTAACTTCTGCTGAACGCAATGCTAAAAGACGAGAGAAAGAGGCTGCTCTAACCGCTCGCATTGAGCACTTAGAGGCTGAGATCCAGCGTAAGAACGCGAAGGACTCAGAAATTGAGCAACGGGTCGCAGAACATCAATCACATTTTCAAGGTGTTAAAAATTATCAACTTGATAATGAAGTTGAAGTTCGCAAAGCAAATATCCTACGGATTCAAGAAGAGTTAGTTCAAGCAAACATGAATTATGACTCAGCGAAACAAGTTGAGTTACAAAACCGTTTCATTGAAGAGAAGTTCTCTCTTCGAGATGCTGAAACTAAACGTGAGTTCTTAAAAACCCAACAACTGGCTTCACCGGGCCAAGCCCAACGAACTAATGTTGACCAAGAGTTGTTTACAGCCCGAGTCAATGACTTTGTATCGCGAGAAGACCATAAATGGATGGGGACAGAGTTCAACGCCCAAGGTCAACCGTTAACCGAAGACGCTCAAAGAACCGTGGCGTTAATATCTCGATTGGCGAATGCTGGTGGGGATGTGAGAACCAAGTCATTCTGGGACACAGTGGACATCCAGTTGCGTGATACCTTACCTGCTCGCTATATCAAACGGTACGGCCAGAAGAACTCGCCAAACGTGGCGGGTGGTAGTGCAGGTCGTCCTCCAGCTTCGGCGCCTAAGATCACAAATATCGATCAACAAGCATTTGACATGCTTCAACAAGTTAAACGCGATCGTCCATTTGTTGATAAGGCTGCGGAGAAAGCGTTCTTCATTGAATACCGTAAGAATCTAATAGCAGCGGCTAAACGTAATAGTTAAGAAAGAGTTATATGTCTACAATTGCATCAAAAAAACTAGGGGACATCACGTCAGACATCCCTGCACAACCAACAACCGCGGAGTCAATCCGTGCAAAAGTTAACACCGGCGGCGCATCACGCAGTAATGATAGTCGAGAAGCGCTTGCCGTATCACAACGTACAGCGGACCGTCCTGTGGAACGCCCAGGTGAGGAACGTAGCTCACCTACTGAATCGTTACGGAACTATGACGCTATTAGACGTCGCTTAGTCTCTGACATTTTGCCTCCACTTACACTGAGGCTCCCTGATGAATGGCATTTACTCTGGGCATCTACTGCTCCAGATGCACCAGTGTCGATTCATGACTTAGTGGAGCGTGGTTACACCCCTGTTCGCCCAGAGGACTTAGTGGAAAGTGTGTCGCATTTAATAGAAGAGGCTGGTGACTTTACAAACGTTATTCGTCGCCGTGAAATGGTCTTAATGAAAACACCTCGTGATATTTATGACTTCATCATGACCGAGCTCCACCACAATGAACCAGCCAAAGCGCAGGAATCGTTATTCTTGGAAAACTCGAAGAGTGGCATGAAGACTGAATATGCGGGGGTAAACAACCCAATTCACGATCGTGAAAAAGGTATCGCGGGATTAATCCCTGCTGGTCAATCGGCAGGCGCCACTGCTACAGCGAAGGCGTTCTTTGCGCCTAAGTCGTGGTCTGGTTAATTTATAATTTAAAGGAAAAAAATATGTCTACTAAATTTGCTCCGATGGGGCTACAAATTAGAAAACATGAGTCAGGTAATGCGAAGGTAACTTCGTTTGATAATGCTATCCCTGCAGCTGGCGTCAACTACAATCTATTTTCTGGTCAACCAGTTAAATTGGTTGCGGGCGTAATTGCTCCAGTGACAGCGGTTACCGATGTGGTATTAGGCCGGTTTGTGGGTATTGAGTATGTTGATAAAGCTACTCAGCGTCCACAAAATCATCCGTACTACATTGCCAACACTCAGTTCTCTGGTAACTTAATCTCAGCTTCAGATACCGTGTGCCGAGTGCTTGTAATGGATGCATCGGATTCAATCTTTGAAGTGCAAGCCACTGGTCCGATTACAGGCGGAGCTATCGTTGGACAACAGTTCAACTTTTCAACCGCTACTACAGTTACTCAAGCCGATGGTTCGGTCTTCCCGTTCGCAGGAAACACAGTCCCGTTGGTGCAAGCCGGCACGGCTCCATACGGCGGGTATAGTTATGCATCGGTTAACCCGGTTCCGGCAGCAGCTGGTAGTACCGGTCAATTAATCGTAGTCGAAATTCCGATCGAAGTTGGACAATGGGCTGACCCTGCGTTCCCGCTACTTCGGGTTAAAATTAACAAAGCGCAGCTTAAAGCTTCGCTTGTAGTTGCTTAATAAGGATACGACATGTCTACATCAGCAAGTATTAGCTATCAACAACTGGATGCACTGGTTACCCCGATTTTAATGACGTTGGAAAACGGTCTTTAT